GATTAGATTCTGTAGGCACTTGTAAACAAGATTGGTATGATGTAGTCATACCCAATTATTTCGACCCTGATGATTTTGAATATTCAGAACAAAAAGACGATTACTTTTTATTTTTAGGTCGAGTGTATGAAGGTAAAGGTATTAATATTGCGATTCAAGCAACGGAAGCCATTGGCGCTAAATTAATTATTGCAGGCCAAAATTCATTGAAACAAATGGGTTACGATAAAGTTCCTAACCATGTAACAGAAATTGGTTATGCAGATATTGAAACTAGAAGAAAATTAATGGCCAACGCTAAAGGTGCTTTTGTGGCATCATTATACACCGAGCCCTTTGGTGGTGTTCAAGTAGAAATGTTATTCTCTGGTACACCAACAATTACAACCGATTGGGGTTCTTTTACAGAAAATAACATTCATGGTGTAACAGGATATCGTTGTAGAACCTTTGAACAATTTACTTGGGCTGCTGAAAACATTGACAAAATCAAACCATCAAACTGCCGGGATTATGCTATGAACTTTAGTTTAAATAAAGTTGCAGAAATGTATGAAGAATATTTTCAATCTGTGTTGAATGTATATAATGGTAATGGTTGGTATGAAAAAAATGATGAAAGAATTGATTTAAATTGGTTGACAAAACATATTCCACATAAATAAAAGATAATAACAACCATAAACAAGGGGAGAATGAACCTTGGCTACAAATTCAAATTTTAAAGTCAAAAATGGCGTCACGGTAGGAACAACAGATGTTATAAATTCATCTGGTGCATGGACAGGACCAGGAACTAATATTACAGGAGCCACAGGACCAACTGGTCCAACTGGTGCTACTGGAGCTACCGGTTCAGCAGGACCAACAGGATCAACTGGTCCAACTGGTGCTACTGGAACTACCGGTTCAACAGGATCAACAGGACCAACAGGACCGACTGGTCCAACTGGTGCTACTGGAGCTACAGGACCAACAGGACCAACAGGACCAACTGGTGCTACTGGCACTGCAGGACCAACAGGACCAACAGGACCAACAGGACCAACTGGTGCTGGTTTCACAACAGGTTCAAATGCTCAAGTTAACTCACTTGGTGTTAATACTGCTGGCTCTGGTACAGCTGGTGAAATTAGAGCTACCAATAACATTACCGCTTTTTATTCTGATATAAGATTAAAAGAAAACATTGAAATAATTCCTAATGCTATTGAATCATTAAATCAAATTAATGGTGTTTATTACAATCAAAACAAATTTGCTGAACAATTTGGATATAAAGATTACCATAAACAAGTTGGTGTAATAGCACAAGAAATTCAAAAAGTTTTACCCGAAGCAGTTAAAATTGCTCCATTTGATATGGACAGAGAAGGAAATAGTAAATCAGGTGAAAACTATTTAACTGTTCAATATGAAAAATTAGTACCATTATTAATACAAGCAATTAAAGAACAACAAAAAGAAATTGATGAACTTTTGAAAAAAGTGGAGTAACAAATGGCCACCAATTCAAATTTTATAATTAAAAACGGATTAACAGTTGGATCAAATGTAACAATTAATTCGTCTGGTGTGTGGCAAGGACCGGCGGCCAATCAGATTGGTGCGACTGGTTCTTCTGGTTCTTCTGGTTCATCTGGTACTACAGGACCAAGTCCTGCTGGTGTCCAAGGTGCTACTGGACCTTCAGGACCGGCAGGCTCTGCAGGACCAAGTCCTACTGGTCCTACAGGACTAACAGGATCAACTGGTACTGCTGGTCCCACAGGACCGAGTCCTACTGGTTCGGCCGGCTCTGCTGGCAGTCCTGGCGGTCCTGGACCAGCTGGAGGAACATCAACAGCAGACAATCCAAACATCAATTCACTTGGTGTTAATACAGCAGCTTCAGGTACCGCAGGACAAATTCGTGCTACTAACGAAATTACTGCTTTTTATTCGGATAAAAGACTAAAAGAAAATATAGTAAAAATACAAAATGCTTTATCTTTAATAAATGAAATATCAGGAGTATTTTTTACTCAAAATAAGTTTGCTGAACAATTTGGTTATAATGATTATAAAAAACAAGTTGGTGTAATAGCACAAGAAATTCAATCTATTATGCCCGAAGCAGTTGCAATTGCTCCATTTGATATGAACAAAGAAGGCAACAGTAAATCTGGTGAAAATTATTTAACGGTCAGATATGAGCGTTTAGTTCCTCTATTAATTGAAGCTATTAAAGAACGCCAGATACAGATAAACACCATTAAACAAAAATTAGAAGATAAACATGGCAACAGTTACTAACCGAGACCAATTTACCGACTACTGCCTTAGAAAACTTGGCTTTCCTGTTATTGAAATTAATGTGGATCCAGACCAAGTTTCTGACCGTATAGACGATGCATTACAATATTTTCAAGACTACCATTTTGATGGTCTACAGAAAACATATTACATCCACGAAATTACACAAGAAGATGTTGATAACAAATATCTTGATTTAAGTAATGTAACCGATAATGCTAATGCAGCTACACAAGTGGTAGGTGTTACTCGTGTATTTCCACTGCAAGATTCCCAATCCAGCATTAATATGTTTGACTTGCGATATCAATTACGTTTGAATGAATTGTATGATTTCACATCCGCATCATACATCAATTACACCATGACAATGCAGCATCTTCGTATGCTTGAACAATTATTTACTGGTGAAGTCCCTATTCGGTATCAACGCCACATGGAAAAACTATTCATTGATTGGGCATGGGGTGACCAAGAAGCTCCAGTTGGTCAACCAGTTATTATTGATTGTTATACTATTATTAATCCTACAGTATACAGCCGTGTATGGGATGACCGCTGGCTAAAACGCTATGCAACTGCTCTTGTAAAAAGACAATGGGGTGAAAATCTTAAAAAGTTTGGTAACATTCAATTACCAGGTGGCATTGTATTGAATGGTGATAAAATCTTTGAAGAAGCCATGCAAGAAATTGATGACCTAGAAAAAGATATGGAAAATAATTATGGTGGTGTTCTTGAATTCTTTATGAACTAAGCAAACGGCACAATGGCTACTTCACAATATTTTAATAACTACAATTCTCGTTTTCAAGAACAAAGATTAGTCGAGGATTTAATTGTCGAATCCATAAAGATTCAAGGATTTGACGGAATGTATCTTCCAAATGATAACGATGTTGCTCGTGATTTATTATATGGTGAAGATCCAGTTAAGAAGTTTCAATCGGCATTTCCTGTTGAGATGTATCTATCTGAAGCACTCAACTATACCGGTGAAAAAGAATTCTTTTCTAAATTTGGTCTTGAGATTAAGAACCATACTAAGGTACTTTTAACTAAAAGAACATTCTCTCAGCGAGTACCACAAAATACTTTTCAGAATCCAAGAGAAGGTGATTTAATTTGGATTCCATTTTTGAATGGTACAGGTGAATTGTATGAGATTACTTTTACTGACCAAGACAAAGACTTTTATATGCTTGGTCGACCAGCACCATATTTTTATGAGTTACACCTTGAGAAATTTAAGTTCTCTAGCGAATTGATTGCAACTGGTGTTCGTGATATTGATGATACGGCTACACAGGCAACATATACTATTGAACTCAATCTTGGTACAGGCACAGGCAATTATCAGTTTGGTGAAATTGTATATCAATCAACTGCCAATACACAAGCCAATGCAACTGCCGTGGCGATTGTTCAATCTTGGATTCGTAGTGCAAATACATTTGGTGCAAACACATTAACAGTATCTAATATTGCTGGAGAATTTGTTGAAGGTGGTTCAATTAAAATTGTTGGTGCTACCAGTAATGCACAATATACACTATCATCATATGACCCATTAAAAGACAATGTAGAAGATGATTCATATGATAATTATATTATTGAACAAAATGCAAACTCTATTGTAAACTTCTCTGAAACAAATCCTTTTGGTAGTATCTAATGGCCAATACATTTTATAACCGTGCGCTTCGTAAATATGTAATAGGTTTTGGTAATCTATTCAATGAAATCACACTAGTACGGTATAATCCAGATTACTCTGAAGCACAGCGTATGATTGTGCCTATCGTATATGCACCAAAAGAAGATTATGTAAATCGTATAGAAACTGATCCACACTTAGATAAGAAAACACAGATTACATTACCAAGAATGTCTTTTGAATTACTTGGTTTTAACTATGATGCCAGCCGTAAACAAAATACAAATACACGGCAGTTTGCACAGACATCTCAAGGTTTAGTTGCACAATACAATCCTGTACCATATAATTTTGATTTTAATCTATATTTGTATGTAAGAAATATTGAAGATGGTACACAAGTCATTGAACACATATTATCTTATTTTACACCAGATTATACAATGAAACTCAATATGATACCTGAGATGGGTATTGTCAAAGAGATTCCTGTGATTCTTAATTCAACAGCACAAGACATTGACTATGAAGGTAATTTTGAGCGTGATACTCGTGTGATTATTTGGACACTTGCATTTACTGTGAAAGGTTATATTTTTGGTAAAGTGTCTGATACTGGTGGTTCAATTACACATTCAATCACATCCATTTATAATCAAATCACCGAAGATGATGTAATACAATTTACAATGAATCCCAATTCTGGTGTAGGAACATATCAGATTGGTGAAACAGTTTATCAAGGTTACTCAGCACCTTTGGCGATTGCATCAGGTAAAGTGATTGCATTTAATAATAATCTATTACAGTTAAAAAATATTAATGGAAATTTTGTTTCTAATTTACCTATTCAGTCAACCAGTTCAAGCACAGCGTATACATTTACATCATTCAATCCTGTGGCACAAAAATTGGTTCAGATAGATACTACACCAACACCAACAGATGCTAATGTTACGACGCCATATGTTGTGGTAACAGAGATATCAGAAACTCCAAATATTGTTGAAGGTTTAGATTTGCCAATTGATTTTGCTGGTGATGCCATGTTACAGCTTGGTGAAGATGATTTGCAAACACTACAACAAAACCCAACAGACTTACAATAAAGGTAATAAAAATGCCACGCACACTACAATTTAGACGATTGCCTGCTGCCACATTAGCAAATACAACTGGTGCAATAGGTGAACTTATTGTTAACTCAAACAATTATACACTCACCGTTCATGATGGTGCTTTGCCTGGTGGTTATGCATTATTGAACTCAGCAACTGATAGTAACATTGACCAGACTGCTCGGAATACTGCCAATACAAATTCAAATAATATTTCTATTATACAAGGTGTTGATACTACACAGAATACTAGATTAAATTCTATTGAAACAATTAATGCAAACCAAAATACTTCTATTAGTATTATTCAAGGTGTTGATACTACACAGAATACCAACATTACTACTGCTACCAATTTAGCACAGGCAGCTTTTAATGCAGCCAACTCTGCTTCATCTGGCACAATTGACCAGTATGCTCGCAACACTGCCAACACAAATTCAAATAATATTTCTATTATTCAAGGCGTCAATACAACACAAAACACTAACATTACAACTGCTACCAATTTAGCACAAGCTGCGTTTAATACTGCAAACACAGCAAACACTCGCACCGTTATTAATGGATTAGGAAATTCTAAACTAGATTTTAATACTTACGGAGCCAACTCCGCATATTTAACAACTACTGATAATGATTCTACTGCATTGTTTATGGGAACGGCAACTGCTGATTTATACGCTGATACAAGTGTTAGTATTAGGGCCAATACTGGAGGAACACCACAAGCATGGACATTTGGCGCGGAGGGCACATTAACATTCCCAAATTCATCTATTCAAAACACCGCATTTACCGGTACTGCAATTGACCAAGTAGCTAGAAATTCAGCCAATGCAGCTGCTCAAACTGTTCCACAAAATGCACAGTCAACAAATTATGTTTTACAATTAACTGATGCTGGTAAACACATTTATTACACTCAAGCATCTAATACAATACTATACATTCCAACAACATCTAATGTGGCATTTTCAAATGGAACAACTATTATGATTGTTTCAAGAACATCATCAGATGCCAATGTAACTGTATCACCAAATACTGGTGTAACAATGTTTCTTGCTGGTAACACCACAAGTGCTTCACGAAATGTTACTACATATGGTATGGCTTCATTAATTCAAGTTGCAGCAAACACATGGTTTATTAACGGTACTGGAGTTTCGTAATGAGTGGTATGATGGCCATGATGGCCAGTAATGTTCGACAAGCTACACCTACTAATATTATATACACAGCATTAGCTGGTAGTTTGCAGTTCAATGGAAGCAGCCAATTTCTCAGCCTGTCACCAGGATTTGCAATAGGTACAGGAGCGTATACAATGGAAGGTTGGTTCTACAACAATGCCAACTATACC